GGAAGTGAGTCGCAATGACATTACCCTCTTCGTCCTTCTCGACCAACTTGGACGCCAGCCAGCGGGGATCACCACGCTCGATGATCGGGCCGCGCACTGCATTGACATCCACAGTCACGGGCTTGAGGTTGCCCTGATAGTTCCGGTAGAAGGTTCCCAACTTTTTGTCGGGAGGCAGGGCGCCTTCGATGTCACCAGAGGCAATCTGCTTACCCCGGGAGAAGATGTCACCCTGCGCCAACGATCCGTATCCGGGCGGCAGTTCGATGGCCGTGCCTTCTGGCCGCTCCTGCTTGCCGCGCTTGATCTTGTTGGTCAGTAGGAATGCATCCTCCGGCAGTCCGCCAGTCTGACTGAGGTGCCAGAGGTAAGAACCCATTCTGTTTTGCTGATCGACCGGATTGCGCTGTGACGCTGAGGCCATCTGGGCGAGGAAGGTGTCGAAGTCCTTCTGACTCATGCCGATGTCCATCGCCACTTGGCGGAGCGGCTCGGTGCCATACCACTCACGCATCCCCAACTCGTCACCCTTCTCGATCAGGGTGTCGACCTTCTTGCGGGCTGTCGGGCTGTCCAGCAGGTCTTGCATCCGCTCGGTGTACTTGGGCTTCTCGCCCTTCGCTCTGGCCTTGTCCACCATCGGCATCCGGGGCAGGTCTTTCTGCTCCACGCCCGGTGTGTACATCCCGGATGACCGGGGCATCAGGGGCAAGCCAGTTCCAGACGGCGTCGTCATGGGCGCCTGCTTCGCCTTGAGCGCCTCCTCCAACTTCCCCGTCTTCTCTGTGTCCTTGATTGCTTTGTATGCGGCCTCCGCTTCATTCGATGCTTGCTCGAATGCCTTTGCGAACTTTGCTCCCGCTTTTCTTAGGTCTGCCATGTTGTCCCCTTACACCGCGTATGGATTGACGCGCTTAGGCATGGCGTCGAAATAATCCTCATCATCATCATAACGAGGCTCTGGATTTATATCTAGCCATCCTGCGTCCTTCAGGTATCGGATGGCCTGCGTTGCACTGTCGACATAGTCGTCATGCGATGAGTCGGGGAACGAACACAACTGGGAAAGAAAACCTTCGCACCAGTCCTTCACAAATCCTTTGCGCACCGATGACTCAGGCAACCAGACGCGGCCAGTCGCAAAGATGGATGCGGTGATCTGGAGGCGTTGCATCTTGTCGGCCTTGCCCGGGTTCCACGGGATCACAGGCAGATGGGCGTGGCGCAACTCCTGAATCAGCGAGATGCCTGCGGCCTTGTCCTCGACGAGGATCAGGTCGGGCCGCTTGGCGTCGCGCCCTTCACCGTAAGAGACGCGCCACTCATCTAGCACCTTGGGCTTCAGGCGAGGGAAGTCAAGATGCTCGGCCCAGCAGTCGATCAAAAGGACAGACATCGGGCCATCGAGGGGCTTGAACACGCCCCATGTCGTCATGGCCGTCGGGTCGTTGTAGGTCTTCTCAGAGAAGGCGCAGTCATAGGACTGGATGATGAACTCGAACTTGGGGAACGCCTTGTTAGCGGGCCACAGTTTGAACATATCGCGGGATACGACTTTGCCGTCTTCGAGGTCGACGATCTCGCCCAGCACCTCCTGCTGGTACAACTTGCTCCCCTTGTACTGCTCCAACTGTTTGGAGAAGTTCTCAGCCAGATTGGCCGCGTTCTCGTAGGTCGAGGCGCGGTCGATCACCACATCGTCACCCTCCCGGCCAACGAGGTCGAGGATCAAGTCCTTGGGGCGCGGTGTCGTGGTCACGATCACGCGGGGCTGATCACCCAGACGCAGACCAAACATCATCATGTCCCACGCCTCTTGGATGTAGGTGAATGCGGCCAACTCGTCACACCATGCAAAGTGCCACTGCGGGCCGCGCAGACGCTCGTATGAGTCGGCTGAGATACCCCGGATGATGGAGCCGTTGACCAGTTTGATCTGGTGATCCTGCTTGTTGTAATCGACGATCAGTTCCTGCGGGATCACTGACAGCAGGCCAGACTGACCCTCGAAGCAGGTGAACTTCACATCGTTCGATGTAGGGGCCAGCACGAGGCATCGTGAGCCGGGGGTAGTCCATGCCCACCACCACAGGGCCTCAGCGGCGCTCCGGGTCTTTCCCGCACCCCGGCCAGCCAGCATCATCCAGACGGTGTAGTCCTGCTCCAGCGGGGGCGGTATCTGGTATCGATGGGCACCAGCGACCCATTCAGCGTGCGCCAAGACAGCGATCTGACTCTCCGGGGATTCGGCATCGAACTCCCGGGCCAGTTCGTCGTCGAGGTGTTCAACCAGCACGCTTTGCCATCTCCATAGTCTTGATCAACTCGAAGAGGCGGCTTGACCCGGTGTCCTCTGTCTTGATCGGGGCGCCATCAGGGGTTCCCTCCAGCGCCACGCGGTCGCCGTATTTACGGGGCTTCAGTTTGGCCGCGACCCACTTGCGGGAATCTATCCGCAGGCGCATCCAATTGATGTAGGCCGAATCGAATCGGGTGTTCCCGTCCTTATCGGTCGTCTCCATCGGCATCTCGTCAGCGATGGCTTGAATCTCGTCAGCCAGCGTGTCGGCCTGATCCTCGCGGGCGCGGGCGTACATCTCCGAAAAGACGGGGAAGCGCGTCAACCACAAATAAACGGTGGACTGCGCAGGCATCTTGTCTTCCATGCATATCTGTCTCAGTGCCTCTCCGTTAGCAAGGCGCACGCATATCTCAGATGCTATGGATTCGTCGTACTTAGTAGGACGGCCAGTGATGGGCTTTTTTTGGGCTTGGGCGGGTTTTTGGGCGGCGCCAGTACTTCCGCCTGTCTCGGCGGCTACTGTGGCCTTGGTGGCCTTCTTACGCGGCTTTGTGGCAGTTTCAGGCATTACCCCTAGTCCCCTGTTGAAATTGAATGCGTTTTAGTGTAATCGATTCGCTTTCAATCCGCTAGGGTTTTTGGCGGGGCCAGTGTGTACAACAACCGAACCCCACATTGCGCGGCATCCTGTCGTTCTGGCCCCTCCGCTGTGATCTTAACTTGGCTCTTCAGTTCGCTACAGAGGCGGGGAGCAGATTCGGCGGTTTTTCGTGGCCGGGTGGAAAGCAGGAAAAACCCCGGCTTCCCGCATCCTCTGGCGCCTGCTTGACACCCCCCTTAATTCGCTGGCGATTCGCTGTACTCGATCAATTCTTGCAACTCCGGCTGTTCCGGGGCGCGGTACTGCTCAATCTCGATCCCGGCCTTCAGGGCCGTGACCAAATCGTCCTGAGACGCGACGCGAACCGTGAGCAGTGTATTCGCCACATGGGCCACCGCCTGCTGTCGCACCGTCGCCTTGATCAAACGCACTTTTCCGTCGGGCGTGCCGACCAAATAAATTCGCTGTTGTGCCATTGCCGCTCCAATCTTTTTATGTATTTGATGTAACCCAAATTTTAACACAGTGATGCACAAATGAGAAGGCCCGCATCGTGTACGGGCCTCCAGTGTTGGTAGAGGGTCACCACCCCTTGAGTAACCGACTCGGTTTGAATTCGCTACTCATTCGCTATCCGTTCGCTTTCTATATGAAGCAAAGTATAAGCACGAACAGGGTAAATGCAACCCCCCCGATGATTTTTTCCAACAGTGTCTCTTCCCGGGGCCATCCCTGCTGGCTCGGTAAGTCCTTCATCATTTCGTCGATCTCTTGCTTAGTCATCACCACCTCCAATTGAGTAAAACCAAAACGCAGAGCGCCAGCACTGCAACCGTGCCCCACACCACAAACATTTGCCAGACTGAATTGCCGCTCATCATACCCATATAACCCTTTCGATTTTGATTGGCTTCTGAATCGGTTCTACAGGCTTTTGGGGCTTATCCAGCACCACCGCCAGAGTGATGGTCAGGACGAACATCCCGGCCATCACGAGGAATGCCGCAAGGGCTACTCTCATCTCACCTCCTCGACCGTCACGCGGTACTTGGTGCCAAAGCGGTCTTCGACATCGATCACCTTCTTGGTCGACCGAAAGCCGCCATCCGGGGTCAGGTCGTACTGCGGGCGCCCGACGCTGGCGATCAACTTCTCGGTGTCGTTGGCCTTCAGGTTACCGACGATGGTGTGCGCGATGTAGTCGCAGTACACGACATATGCCTTCGGCAGATTGTCGAAAAAGCCGCGCACGATGTTGTCAAGAGTTTGAAAGTCGCTCATGGTTCACTCCTCAAAGTAAGAAAAAATCTGGTCTTGGATTTCAGAATCGTTGGTGACCTTGCGCTCCAGCCACTGGGCGCGGTAGCCCTTGCGGTCGAGCAGGTGGTAGTCACCGTAGCCACCCTCAGCCGGGTAGCAGTTCTCCGGCGGGCCAGAGACATAGGCGGGCGTGTAGCCCTCATAGTCGGTCACGCCGATGATGCAGGGGATGCCGCAGACCGTTGCCTCGATCTCGGCGATGTATTGGTTCTTGGTTCTTGCCATGATTCGCTCCTATTCGCTGTCAGTCGTTTAATTCTGGATTAAACCAGAGGGGGTGTCAACCCCCCCGGATCACCAGCCGTAGTTCTCCGCACAGACCGGGCCGATACCGCGCTCGATGCTGGCCTCGTCGCTCAACTCCCGGGCGCACACTGCACAGCGGCCAAAGCGCTTGCCGTAGGCCACAGCGGCGGAGTGGGGGTCGGTAGCCACGGCCACGATACGGTCGCGGGTCTCGTTATTGCAGTCCCGGCTGGCAAACAACTTACCGCCCAGAACCTTGCCGAGGTAGGTCTCGCCCTGCTTCACATACACAGCGCCAGCGTTCGCGCTGTTGGCGCCTGCGGGGCTGAAAACAAAGTCGTCGAGGCGCAACTTGGGCCACTTGATGCCAGCCTGCTTGGCGTTGGCAAACGCGGTCTCGATGGCCTCTACGGTCAACTCAGGGGCACTAGCCGCACGCTGGGCCTGCTCGACCTTGCGCTCGTCGTCGCGGACGATGCACTTGCGCACAGCGGCGATCTGGCCTTCGGTCAGGTGGCCGAACTTGTTCAGGGCCTCGGACAGAGAGACGGCAAACTCAAAGCCACGGGAGGCGG